TCCTTTCACGCGGGCACACCCCGCGCGATTGCGCTTTGCCGCGTCCGCATTGCGCAATCGCCCGCTGTGTGACGTTGTTGCCATGAGCGCCAGATCGGCGCATCGTGGGGAGGAAGTGTTGTGACTGTTGAGACCAGAACAGAGGTTCGGCTGGCCGCGTCGCCAGCGATCGCCGGCACGCTGCCGAGTTTCGCGGCGTACCTGGCGGCGAAGAAGACCCGCGATCGGACGGTGGACACCTATGCGCGCGCGGTGCGACGGTTCGCCGCGTGGTTAGGGGAGGAGGCGCAGGTAGCCGACATCAGCGCCGACTCGATCGGGCGCTACCAGCTGAGTAGGCGGAAACTCGCAGCGGCGACGATCAGCAAGGACTTATCGGCGCTCAGAAGTTACTGCCGCTTCTGCATCCGCACCCATCTGCGCGCCGATGATCCGACGCTGGATATGGAGTTTCCCAAACGCCGCAAGCGGCTGCCACGCCCGCTCAAACAAGAGCAGCTGCGCCAGCTTGAGACGATCTTGAGTATGTCGCCGCCCGTACTGGATGTGCGCGCCAGAAGAATCTGGCTGCGCAATCGGCGGATTGTCATCGTGCTGCTCTACACGGGGTTGCGACGGGCGGAGATCGCCGGCCTGGTCTGGGACGATGTGTATCTGGCCGATGCGCGGCTCATCGTGCGCAGCGAAACCGCCAAGGGCGGCTATGAGCGAATCGTACCGCTGCATCCGCGCGTAGTGGATGAACTGGCGACCACGCCGGAGGCGCAGCGGCGCGGCGCGGTGGCCGGCCACCCGGACGGCCGCTGCCTCAGTCACAAATCGATCGGCCTGATTTTTGAGCGCTGGCTGAATGATCTGGGGCTACGCATCTCGGCACATAAATTGCGCCACAGCTGCGCGACCGAGTTGCTGATCAGCGGCGCCGACATCCGCGAGGTGCAGGCCACGCTGGGCCATGCGGATATTCGCACCACGGAAGGGTACACCGCGCTCATCCCAGCGCGCCAGCGCGCCGCGATTAACCGGCTGCCGAGCCGGTTTGGCGACTAGTGGGAATCCCGTCTCTCGCTTTCAACCAACCTGTTCACAGTCAGGCAGCTTACGAGTCAGAATGTCCGTTCTGACTCGTAAGCGCCAAAGTCTTACACGCTGTTAACGTGTGTAGCACAAATGGTCGGTTACAATCTATTCACTTTTAAACGTGCGCGCTCGGTCGCTGGCTTCAGCGCCGTTCGTCGGAATAGTTCGGAATAACGGAGTTGTGACGTTCAGTGTCACAACGGAAACATCATAGATGGCCTGGTCCCTTCGTAGCGATGCGAGGATGGCGATGGCCTAGGGCGGCACACTGATTATCTTGGTCGGTAGGCAGTGCGCCGAACACAATACGAACGCCCGATCATGCTGTTACTGAAGTGTGGGCAGCATGGCCGGGCGTTCGTATGTCGCGCGGATTATACGCTGAATACGTGTCCCCACCAAACGGCAGCATGATCGGCCCCAGCGGCGCGAACGCATGTGTAAATCGCGCCAGATCGGCCCCGAAGTACACTACCACGCTTGGGAACGGCGCCCCCGCCGTGTAGCCGCTGAAGGTCAACCGCCCATGGACAAAGCAGATCGGGTAACAAAACAGCGGCGTAAACCAGTCGGTATCCGTGCGCCCTGGCAGCAGCGCCAGCGCCGCGCGTGTTTCGCCTGACGTGTAGGCGCGGATGAGGCGATCTGTCCACTGTCCGATCGAGCGGCCATAGGGCGGATTCATAAACACATTGTCACTTTGCCACGATTGGGCAAGTCCATCAGCGGCCTCGGTGTAGTAGCGCCGCGCCTGCACGTCGCGCTGCGCGATGTCGTTACTGCATGGATCGAGATCGATCCCCCCCAGCACCGCGCGCACGGGCGCCAAGATTCGCTCAGGCGTGAACCATTCGTTCGAATCGCTCGAACGCATGCCACTTGTAAAGCGCGTTGGTCGGTCGGTCATAGCCTCTGTTTTCTGTTCAGGAAGGCTGGCATCGGGCGTGTAATCGCGCGCGGCCGCCGCAATATGGCGCGTGGTCAAGCGCTCCCCCTGATCGCGCGCGGCCCGCTGGGCCATCTCCCAGGCGATCGGCTGCGCCGCTGGGGACAAGTCAGCGAGCGCAAGCAACTGCGATTCGGGTACGATCTTTGCCGAATCTGGCAAAACCCCTCGGATCGCGCGCTCGATCTGGCCGGCGCTCAGCGCGCGATACAACGCACGCTCGCTCACATCGAACTCAGACAGCACGCAGTCGCGCCAGCTCGTATACCCCAGCGCCACCCAGCCGCGCTGCTCATACAGATCGACCAGGAGCGCGCGTGCGTGCTGCAAGTGGCGATTGATCGCCGCTACTGCGGACTGCGCAGCATCAGCGCTCATCAATGCGACCACATCGAATCGTTCTGCGATCATTCGTCTTCACCTGGGTCTCGATAGTCGTCAGGGAATTGGTCTTTCACCTGGGCGGGTTCCATCGGCGGGTCAAGCTCATCGTTCGGATCGGGGTCATCGGGATCAGGTGGCGGCAGGAAACTGATTGCAGCGCGCATCAAAAACTCCTTTGCAATTGGGCGGTTCACCGATTATCTTTGGTCGGTAGGCAGTGAACCGAACACAATACGGCAGCTCGATTATTGCGGTGCTGATGTGTGGGCCGCAAAGTCGAGCGCGGGTATTCTGGCATCGTCGGCAAGCTCCCCTGCCGCCGTGCTTTCACGAATAAATGTGTCGATCGCGCTCTGCGCAATCCGGCGCGTTCCACCGACATTGACGTACGCGAGCTTCACCCCGCGCACCCCACGATCCATGTACTTGTACATGGTCGGGTTCTTGACCTTGAGATACTCGGCAGCTTCCTGAACCGTGTAGAGTTTTTCCATTGCTACCCCCTTATGTACGTCGTCATGCGCAGTATAGTCCTGTATAGGATCGTTGTCAAGCATATATCGTTATCTGGCGATATATGCTTGACAACCACCGTATAATCCTGTATAATGGTGTTAATTCGGAAGCGCATATTTGCACAGGACACCGCAATGAAGACCATCGACACCATCGTCGCCACCGCCCTCCACACCGCCGACGCCGACCAGCGCCTGGCCGAAGCCGACGCGCAATTCCTCACCGTCTTCCTGTCGCTCAAAGGCGAGGCGCGGGCGGCGCGCTGGCGCGGCCTGGACTATTCAAGCAAGTACCGCCTGGTGGCGCGGCAGCTCGCCGCGATCACGGGCGACTGGATGCCCAGTGATGTCGAGGGCTGGATCGCCCGCTACGATGAGAAGTGGGCCGCCGGGCCACTCGACGCGGCGATCGAGGGCGCCTTGGAGCGGCTGGCGATCGAACACAGCGACGCCGCCCGGCTGGCCGACGCCACGGGAGATCTGGCCCACCGCAAGGCGGAGCGCGCGGCCGCCACGGCGTTCACCAACGCGCTCGCCCAGTACCGTGCCGGCGTCCGGCCCGATGTACTGCCGAGCGGCGCGCGGCTCGTGCCGAGTAGCCGACCAGGCCAGCCGGCTCACCTGCTCACGATGGATGGCGATTGGGTGTGCAGCTGCTGCGCCGGCGCGAATATGCACTGGCCGATCGCGCTGGTGATTGGGCTCGAACAGGCGTTCGAGGACATGGAGCGCTTCGACGATGGGGATGTTGAGCCGACGCCGGCCGAGCTGGGCCAGCGGCTCTGCGCGGCGCGCCAGCGCTGCTACAGCGAGGCCGCATAATGCCACGCCAATTCACACACGAAGAGAGCATGCGCGGATCGGCTGCCGCCGTCGCGCAGAAGCCCAACCTTCAACTCCACGAACGCGATCGGCTGATCGCCTGGCTGGAGTCGCATTGCACCATTGACCCCGATCGCGGCTGCTGGCTCTGGACAGGCGGAACGGGCGGCAAGGGCTACGGCGTGATCTGCGTGTCGCGTCGCAATCGCTATGTTCACCGACTGGCGGCGCATCTGTATCTCGGATTCGATCTCGCTAGCCCGCTGCTGGTGCTCCATCGTTGCGACACGCCGGCATGCCTTTTTCCTGAGCATCTGTTCTGGGGCACGCACGCTGACAATATTCACGACTGTATGGCGAAAGGTCGCTTTAACGCAACCGGGCGCGCGAATGGTGAGCGGGTCAACACCGCCAAGCTGACACCCGATGATGTGCGGGCGATCCGCGTCCTGGCTGCCGCCGGCGAGTCGTTCGTTGCTATTGCTCGCCGCTATCCCATCAGCAATGTGCAAGTCAAGAACATCGTGCGCCGCATCTCATGGAAGCACATTGAGGACTGAGATGGCGAACTACTGGACAAGCGAAACACGCGGACATTGCTATATTTTCCACTTCAACGCGCCGCTGGGCAACCTCAGCAATCCGCGCGCGCAGGCCTCGCACTACTGTGGCTTCGCAGAGGACTTGGACAGCCGGATCGCCAAGCAGCTGGCCGGCAAGGGCGCCAAGCTGGTGGCCGCCGCGCTCAAGCAGGGCCTGGTCTTCGAGCTCTACCACTGGCCGGCGACATTGGCCGTGGAGAAGCTGGTCAAGCGGCGCAAAGAGACGGCCGTCTTTTGTCCCGCGTGCGCCGCCGCTGCGGGCCGGAAGCCGCGGCCGCTGCCGATCCCGCCGGCGGTAACGCAGCTCACCCTCGATCTGGAGGATCTGCCATCTATCGAGCTCGGCCGCATGGACTGGCTCGAAATCAAGATCAACCAGGAGTGGCGCGCGCGGCGGATCCCGACACCCTCTGGGATAGACGATGATTTGCTGTGATGCTCTCGCGGCGCAAACGGTGTCGATAATACTTTAGCGCTGTCTACAATAATTGAAACGACGTTTATTAATAAGAAGTGAGGTCAACCAATGGCAAATGTATGGATCGACCCTGAACTAACGAAAGACGACAAATACGCCTACAACGCAACACTTTCCGACGCAGATATCCGCGTGCGGCTGACACTCAAGCAGGCCATTCGTGCTGCCGATGGATGGCGCTACCAGATGGAGTGGAGTAGCGAGAAGGCGGCGCGCGGCCCACTCGGCACACGCCAGAAGCAGAAGGCCCGCGCACTCAAAGCCGAGCTTGAGCCGCAGTTCCGTCAGGCGCTCGCTGAGGCCGGATGGGTCGAAGCGCGCTTCGGGCTATGGGGGATGCTCTGGACACGAGAGGACTGAGGACTGAGGACTGAGTTCCGCAACCCCGACGTTTGAAACGATACTGAGAAAGCGAGCACATCCATGTCCACCCCGCCGCCACCTTGCACCACATGCTGCCAGCGGCCCGCCGATGTGGTCGACGAGCGCACGCAGCAGCCCATTTGCGCCGCGTGCTGGCTGAAGAAACGAACGAAGTAGCAGTATAATCCTTTGTAATCACGAAAGCGAGAATCACGATGCCTGTCGCCACCACCACACAAGCCGGCCGCGAGGTGCTCACCCCGGCCGCAGAGAAGATCTTGAACGAACGCGAGCTGGCCCGCAAGCGCGCTGCGCGCTCGGCCGATGCGCTGAACGCACCCCAGGACGCGCCGCTGTTCGACGAGGCGCCGCCGGCGGCCGCGCCCCTCACGCTGAACGCGATCCACGCCAAGCTCTGCAAGCCCTTCGCGGCCGCCCTGGTCGAGCTGAAGCCGGGCGCGACCACGCAGGACAAAAGCCGGGCGCTCTGCATGCCGTTCGTCGACAGCCGCGCCTATCAGACCCGGCTCGATCGGGTGGTCGGCCCCGAGGGTTGGTCGGTCGAGTATCGCCCGCTCTCCGATCGTGCGGTGCTGTGCCGCCTCACGATCCTGGGGGTCACGCGCGAAGATGTGGGCGAGTGCAATCAGGCCGATGAGAACGCGGCTACCAGCGCGGTCGCGCAGAGCTTCAAGCGGGCGTGCAGCGCGTTTGGGCTGGGGCGGTATCTGTACAGTCTGCCGGGCGTGTGGGCCGATTACAACGCCCAGAAGAAACAAGTCATTGACCCCGCCGGCGTGGTCGCACAGATGTACGCGAGCCTGCCGAGAGGTGAGGAGTAGCGCCCGCCTATGCTATACTGCCCCTACCGCACGCACGTTCGCTCATCGCACGAACGCCGGTTCTCTTGAATTGAGAACCGGCGTTCGTGCGTCCAGGCCGCCCACCCCGTCACCGCGGCGCGCCGACGAGCACCGCCAGCGCCTCGGCCCGATCACCCATGACGGTGTTGCTCTCGTTTCGCTACCGAATCGCGCATACGTCCCGCGTAACGCATGGGTATGATGGTCGGTGTATGCATTGACTATCTGACTATCATCATCGCACTACATCCCGAGGTCGCTGTGCCACCATCCACCACTGCCGCCGCTGCCCAGGCGTTTGTTGAAAAATGGGAGCGGGTTACGCTGAATGAGCGCGCCGTCGCGCAATCCCACTTTAATGATCTCTGTCACCTGCTCGGCCAGAAAGGCCCGATCGAGTCCGATCCCGATGGGACGTACTATCGCTTCGAGAAGCCGCTGACCAAGGTTGGCGGCAAGGCTGGCTTCGCCGACGTGTGGCGGAAGGATCGCTTCGCCTTCGAGTACAAGACGCGCGGCCGCTACATCGATCTCCGCCAGGCGTATGAGCAGCTGCTGCTCTACAAAGAGGATCTGGACAACCCCCCGATCCTTGCCGCGACCGATGTCGAAAACTTCGAGATCCATGTGGCGTTCACGGGCTACAAGACGCGGGTCGAGCGCTTCACGAACGCCGATATTCGCACCGTTAGCACGCGCGAGCTGCTGCACCTCATTCTCACCGACCCGGAGCAGCTGCGCCCTGCTGAGCGCGCCGAGAGCGTCACCGAAGAGGCTGCTGCGCGCTTTGCCACCGTGGCCCAGCTGCTGGAGCGGCGCGGCTTTGCCCCTAGCCGGATCGCGCCGTTCTTTATGAAGCTGGTCTTCGCCTTCTTCGCTGAGGACATGCGCCTGCTGCCAGGGAACCTCATGACCCAGCATCTGGAGGCGTCGATCTTTGCGCCGCTGGAGTTCCCCGACCGGATGCGGGCGCTGTTTCAGACCATGAATGCTGGCGGGTACTTCGGGCTGGCGCGCGTGCCACGTTTCAACGGCGGCCTGTTTGCGAACGACGATGTGCTGCCGCTCACCGCTGACGAGATCCAATACCTGGCCGCCGCTGCGCGGCTCGATTGGCGCGAGGTCGAGCCGGCGATCTTCGGCACGCTGTTTGAGCGATCCATCGATCCGGGCAAGCGGGGACAGCTCGGCTTGCACTACACCAGCACCTCCGATATTCAGCTGATCGTCGAGCCCGTGCTGATGGATCCGCTTCGTCGCGAGTGGATCGATGTGCGGAGTGAGGCGGAGCGTGTGCGCCCAGAGTGGGAAACGGCGAGCGGGACAACCAAGCTCCGTCTCCAGAACCGTATGGAAGCCCCGCTGTTCGACTTCGCCGATCGGCTATCCCAGGTCAAGGTGCTCGACCCGGCCGCTGGGTCGGGCAATTTCCTCTACGTCGCGCTGAAATCGCTCAAGGATCTGGAGAAGGAGGTGCTGGTCTACGCCAATGGCGTGGGACTCACGCCGCCCGAGCTCGGCGTATCGCCGGCGCAGCTCTATGGCATCGAGAAGGATCCCTTTGCCGCTGAACTGGCGCAGGTGGTGGTGTGGATTGGGTATCTCCAGTGGCTTCAGGCGAACGGTTTGCCGCCGCCCCAGGAGCCGATTCTTCAGACGCTCGATACCATTCAGTGCCGTGATGCGATTCTGGAGATTGACGCGCAGGGGCGGCCAGCAGAGCCGGTATGGCCGGATGTGGATGTGATTGTCGGCAATCCGCCGTTTTTGGGTGATCGTAAGATGCGAGCAGAACTAGGTGATGCTTACGTTGAAACACTGCGCGAGTTGTACGTCGGTCGCTTTCCTGGCATCCCTGACCTTGTCTGCTACTGGTTTGAGCGAACACGAGCTATGCTAGAAGCGGGTAAGATCAACCGCGCAGGGCTATTAGCAACTAACTCAATTCGAAATGGCACAAGTCGGCGTGTCCTAGATCGAATAAAACAGACCGGCGACATTTTCATGGCTTGGAGTGATCGCCCTTGGACATTGGACGGTGCTGCTGTACGCATATCAATGATCGGTTTCGATAATGGTAGCGAACAGATACGGTACTTGGATGGTAAAGCAGTGCAAGAGATTAATGCTGATCTCACAGATGCATTGGATTTCACGAAGGCAATGCGATTACATGCGAATAGTAATATAGCGTTTGCTGGAACTAAGAAATACGGTCCATTTGATATTGACAAATCTCTAGCAAACACATTGATAGCAGCGAGTGACAACCTTAATCATCGCTCCAATATTGATGTAGTCAAACCTTGGGTAAATGGTTCAGACATTGTAGAGAAAAATCGAGGTATGTGGATCATCGATTTTGGGGTAGATATGTCCTGCGACGAAGCGGCAGAATATAATCGGCCGTTTGAGTATGTCAATCACCACGTAAAGCCGGAGCGAGAAAAAGTACGCCGTGAGAGAACACGTAGAAAATGGTGGCTGTTTGAAGAAACGCGCTCTGGTATGCGGCGAGCAATTGGCCCACTTCAAAGATTTATTGTAACGCCAGCTGTTGCAAAACACCGGCCTTTTGTATGGCTAGCACATCCAACTATTCCTGATCAACAACTTATTGTTATTGCTCGCGAAGATGACTACTTTTTGGGAGTACTCCACTCACTCGCTCACGAATTGTGGTCTTTGCGCCTTGGCACATCACTTGGTCCTACTCCTCGCTACACACCTACTACCACCTTCGAGACCTTCCCCTTCCCTTGGTCGCCTGGCAGCGAATGCCAAGATGACCCGCGCGTCCAGGCCATCGCGGCCGCCGCGCGCGACCTGGTGAGCGTGCGTGATGCCTGGCTAGGGGGCGCTGCGTACCCCGATCTGCCGCTGGAGAAGCGCACGCTGACTAATCTGTACAACGCGCGCCCGGACTGGCTCGACGCGGCGCACCGCCAGCTCGACGCGGCCGTGCTCGACGCCTATGGCTGGCCGCACGACATCGCCGACGAGGATATCCTGGCGCGGCTGCTGGCGCTCAACCTGGAGCGCGCGGCCGGGCAGGGTGGGGTGGAGGCGCAGGCACTGGAGGTATTGGTCGAAGTCGACTAGCTCTGCAACCAAGAGGTACGACGCCGGTGGGAGCGATCCCGCCGGCGTTTCGTTTGACCACCTGTCGGAACATGTATGCTAGAATGCCACCAACGAAAAACCGGCCCTGCTTGCGAACGCGGGGGCCGGCTTCCGTGTATGCATTTTGTTGCGCGTGAGCGCGTTGCTATTGTCGCATGTGCGGCGGTAGCTGTCAAGGCGCGCCACTCACAGAGGAGCACATATGAACAGCTACATTTCACCTATCCCGCCCAGTCCAGAGGAGATCCGCCAAAAATGGCAAAAAGAACGGGACGAAAGGTTCGTTAAGGATCTACTTCAGACAATTCAAGGTGCGCTTGAGAAGGCCGCACAAGAGGGTAAGACCGTTCTTGTAACATCCTCCCATCCAACCTTGGGACTGATCGAGCTTTTTGGCCTCGGATTCAACTCGCCGGATCTGGTCGTTCTGCATGGCAAAGATTCAGATGGAGCAGACTGCGCGATCTTGTCGCACGTCTCTGCTGTGCAAATCACACTTCGTACCATTGAAGCAACGGACGAAACGCCGCCCACACCGCGCCCTTTTGGCTTTATCAAGTAATGCGCCAGTCTAGCTCGCCTTGGCCCGAGCAGGCCGAGAAGAAGCCGAAGCCGGCCGCGCCGCCTCAGCACCCTTGACCACCGCGCACGCCTGTGCTATCCTAGCGGCGCGGGGGCATCTTTGCAGCCCCCGTACCAATACCCAAAATGAAAGGGCGGCGCGAAGAGGAGGACGGGTTGCGCTTGCGGGTCGATGAAGGCGTATGCCAGAGGCCACCGGCAGTAGAACGCAAGCTCAGGCTAGGCCGCTATGCTGCACCACTCTGAGCCCGATTCAGCCGTGGGTACACGACACGGGCCGCCCGAACGACTGACAATCGCCCTGGTTCTCTGAGTGAGAACCAGGGCCATTGTTTGTCTCCACGCCACAGGCCGGGCTGACGCCGACCAGCTACCACACCCCCGGCGCCTGCCCGGCCTGATTGCTCTCTAGTGTAGCACACACGTGTTGACATTGTGTTGACATAGTGTACACTGATAGCACCACACCTCCGGCGCTACCAGGCGCGCATGGCCCAGAATCTCCAATTTCTCTCGCTGGATATTCGCACGAGCATCGCCGAGCTGCGCGCATGCGACGTGCCAGAGCGCGCGATCGAGCTACTGATCACGCGCATCATCCGCGACGGCGAAGAAAAGACCAGCCGACTCCAGCAGGCGATCATCCAGATCGAGGAGCATATGCAGGCCCGCCTCGACGCGATCGACGCCAGTTTGTTGACCGATCTGCATGCGCTCCAGACATCGTTTGACGAGCGCGCGCCGCTCCTGGCGCACGTCAGCGCCGACCTTGCGAACGTCCGCCACGCCGTCCAGGCGATGCGGGAGCGCTGGCCGGAGATCGAGGCGCTGTTGGACGCGCGCGAGCAGGCGGTCGGGCGGTGACCGAGCGGCAGTATCTGCTGATGCGTTGCCTGCGTCTGGAGCAAAAGATTCTCGCCTTGCGGCGGAAGCTCGCCGAGACGCGGCCGAACCGGCGCTACGTGACCGATGCCGACCGGGCGTACATGTGCGAGTTGCGGCGGCGCGGCGCGTCCGTGCGAACGATCGCCCGCACGACCGGCTGGAGCGAAGGCACGGTATACAACGTTGTTCATGCGCCGACGCTCGTCGAGCGCGCCGTGGGGGAGTGACAATGGCCATCACGATCGACAAAACAACATATGTCTCCAAAAACTTTAACGAACGCCCACCCGGCACGACGATCGCCAGCCTGGTGATCCACACGACGGAAGGGGCGTTCGATGGCGACGCCACATGGCTGTGTAATCCGAATAGCGGCGTCAGCACCCATTTCGTGATTGGCCCCGATGGGACGATCTACCAGCTGGTCGATCCCGTCCACCGCGCGTGGCATGCCGGCGAGAGCAGCTATGCGGGCAAAAGCAACTACAACAACTTTTCGATCGGCGTGGAAATCTCGCATCAGCAGGGCCATGCGTTCGGCCCCAATCAACAAGGCGCACTCACCGCGCTGTGCAAGCAGCTGCTGGCCGCCTATCCGACCATCACGCGCACCTATATCGTGATGCACCGCCAGATCGCGCCGGACAGAAAAATAGATCCAACAGACGTGAGTGACGCGCAGTTCGCGGCCTGGGCCGATGCGCTGTATATTCCCGCGAGCCGGCGCTACCAGGTTGTCGCGCCATCGGCTGTTTTTACCGACCGGCGCCCCGATAGCGCGCTGGCCAGCGGGCCAGATAGCGGCATGACCTGGCTGGACGTCGGCGACATTATCCAGGTCGGCCAGATTAAGGACGGCTGGCTGTGGGTGAGCGATGGAGAGCATACTCCCCCTGGAATTGGATTTTTACCACAGAGCTACGCGAGGCCTGCGTGACGCTCTTCGCCGCCATCCTGATCGGCATTCTGGTGGTATTCGCGCTGATCATGTTCCTGATCGTCTGGCGGGGGACGCCGCCGTTATGATGCGCCGGCCGCATATCATCATCCTGATCGTCGGCGCGCTGCTGTGGGTCGGCATTTGGTACGGGGTGGGCAGTCTGATCTACTGGTTTTTTGGAGGGAGGTAACGATGTCTGTGACGACGTTCATCTTACTGTTAGTTATCGCCGCGATCGCGGCCGGCTGCTGGACGCTCATCGTCGGCTGGGCCACGCGCGCCTTTGTCGGCGCGTTCGTGTTCGGCGCGCTGCTGCTGGTGCTGCCGGCGCTGCTGCCGCGTTTGCTGGGCGGGTAGGAATACCGTCATTTACCATCATGGACAAGCCACTGACCCCCAAGCAGCAGGCCTTTGTTGAGCATTTTCTCACCTGCTGGAATGAGACCGAGGCGGCGCGGCGCGCGGGCTATGCCGACCCGAACCGCAATGCGCATCGCCTGATGGTAAATAACGGTATCAGCCAGGCCATCCAGGCGCGCCTCGTCGAGCTGAAGATGGGCGCCGATGAAGTCTTAGCGCGCATCACTGACCACGCGCGGAGTAGCGTCGCGCCATTTCTCGTGACCAATGACGCGGGCGTGCCAACCGGCTTTGATCTCGGGCCGGATCGCCCGCTGCACCTGGTCAAGAAAGTATCCATCACGGACAAGGGGATCAGCTTCGAAGTGCACGACGCCCAGGCCGCGCTCGCGCTGCTGGGCAAGCATCACAAGCTGTTCACCGATAAGGTCGAGCACACTGGCGCCGACGGGCAACCGCTGTTCAAGGTCTACGAGAAAACCGATGCTTTCGACCCCGACGACGCATAACACGCTACCGCGGCCGCGCGGCTACAGCGCCCACGGCGCCGCTGCCGATTTGTGGCGCTCACACGCGACCGAGATCGTGATCAGCGGCCCGGCCGGCACGGGCAAGTCGAGAGCATGCCTGGAGAAGCTGCACTTCTGCGCGTTGAAATACGCTGGGATGCGCGGGCTGATTATTCGGAAGACCAGGGAAAGCCTGTCCGAGGCCGCGCTGGTCACCTTCGAGGACAAGGTGCTGCCGGCAGGCGATCCGCTCAAAGACGGCCCGCGCCGCAACTTCCGGCAGGCCTACCACTATCCGAACCGCAGCGCGATCGTGGTCGGCGGCCTGGATAAGCCCGGCAAGATCATGTCAACCGAGTATGATATGATCTACGTCCAGGAGGCGACCGAGCTGGAGCTGGCCGCCTGGCTGGCGCTGACCACCCGGCTGCGCAACGGCGTGATGCCCTACCAGCAGCTCCTGGCCGACTGCAACCCGGACGCCCCGACGCACTGGCTCTGGATTCGGGCGCAGGCCAGCACGGTGACGATGCTGCATAGCCGGCACGAAGACAACCCGCGCCTGTATCAGGGCGGCCAGTGGACGGCCGAGGGGCGCGCCTATAAAGCGAAGCTGGAACGCCTAGGCCACATCGACGCCAAGACCGGCGAGCGTGTGGGAACGGAGTACCAGCGGCTGGGCCTCGGGCTGTGGGTGCAGGCGACCGGCGTGATCTTCGGGGTCTGGAGCGACGGGCCGAACGACGGCAACGTGAGTGAGGCGGCCGAGTTTGAGGCGGGCGCGGGCGAAGTCCTCTGGTTTGTCGACGACGGCTACGTAGGCGTGCGCGACACGCAGACGGGACAATGGACGGCCGACAGTCACCCGCGCGTGTTTCTGCTGGCGCAGATCCGGCACGACGGCACGATCAACGTGTTTGCCGAGAGTGACGAAGCGGGACTGCTCTCGGATGTCCATGTGGCTGACATTCTGGCGCTGCCCTACCCGCATCCTGACTATGCCGTCGTCGATAAGAGCGCGGCCGAGCTGAAGGGCCGCTTACACGCTGGCGGCGTGTACACGCGCAACAGTCCGAGCGATGTTGAGGAAAGCATCAAAGAGCTGCGGCGGGCGCTCGCGCTCGATAGCAATGGCCGGCGCCGGGTCAAGGTGCATCCGCGCTGCACCAATCTGCGCGCCGAGATGCTGAGCTACCGCAAAGACGCGAACGGCAAGATCATCAAAGCATTCGACCACAGCATAGACGCTTTACGTTATGGTGTTTGGTCGCAAAGGTTTGAGCAATGACTGACACCCTCGCCCCATCCGCCATCAAAGGCGACACGCTGGCCTACCCGTCGAGCGCGCCGGCGGCGTTCGGCCTGGCGTTCCCCTGGATGGCCACGATCTTCCAACCCTCCTACACCGACTTGCCCCAATACTGGAGCCCCCGGCGCGACTGGGTGCTCAGTAACACGCCGCACAAAGAGGACATGTGGGCGGCGGCGATCGCCACCGCTAGTACCAAGTTCGCGGCGCACGGCTACGTGATCAAGGATAGCAAGGACAGCTCGCGCCGCGTGTCAGCCAGCCAGGAACTGCTGAAGCGGGCGAACGGCGGCGAGGGCTGGGTTCCGTTCGCGCTCAAAGTGATGCGCGACCTGCTCACCACCGATAACGGCGTGTTCATCCGCATTCGGCGGCAGGGCGAAGAAGTGGTCAAGGTCAAGGTCAAGGCGCAGACCGTGATGGGCGTCGAGACCGGATCGTTCGCCGAGGCCAGCGTGACGACCGCGCAAAGCGGCGCCAAGATCGACGGGCTGTACCACCTCGACAGCCTGCGCTGCATCCGCACCGGTAACCTGGCCTACCCGCTGCGCTATATGCCCATCAATGGCACGCAGCAGATATTTCGCTGGGATCAGGTGTTGATGTACGCCGATCAGCCATCGCCCCGCGCGGAGCTGTTCGGGGTCGGGAGTTGCGCGGCCGGGCGCGCCTACAAGACGATCGCCAAGCTGGCCGCGATGGAGCAGCTGGTGTACGAGAATTTGACCGGCGGCGGCGCGAATAAGCTGGTGTTCCTGCAAGGCATCAACGACCCGACCTTGCAGGCGATCCTCCGCAGCGGCGAGGCCGACGCCCAATCTCGCGGACTGGTCTACTACCTGGGCACGATCCTGGGCGCGATCCCCAGCGACACGCCGATCTCGATGGTCGAGGTCAAGCTCAAAGAGCTATTAACCAGCTTCATCCCGAAAGACGAGCGCGACAACGGCTACCTGATCTATGCCAATAACATCGGTGTACCCGTGCAATCGATTCAGCCCTTGTCAGGGCAGGGCCTGGGCACCGGCACGCAGACGCTGGTCTTGGATGACGCGAGTAAAGGGCAGGGCGCGCTGCCGGCGTTTATCAAGTGGTGGGAGCAGACCGTCAGCGACCGCGTGCTGCCATCGACGACCGAATTGCAATTCACCGATGAGAACGATATGCGCGACCAGAAGGCGCGCGCGGAGGTGCAGAAGACCCGCGCCGACACCCGCAAGGTGCAGATCGACAGCGGCGAGATTTCGCCCGCGATGGCGCGCCAGCTGGCGGTCGACTCGGAAGACTTACCGCAGGAGCTGGTGGCCCAAGACGCCACGGCCGGCGGGCAGATATCGGACGATGAGAAGATGGGCGCCACGCCGAATCCGACCCCTGCGTCGCTGGCGCTGATCGCGAGCGCGCCGACGCAGGAGCCGGCGAAAGCGCCGCCGGCGCTGAAGGACTGGGACGCTGCGGCCGAGTCTCGGCTGATCATTGAGCGCATGGTCACCGCGAATATGGAGTATATGACCGAGCGGATGAAGGCAGCCAGGGAAGCCACGAAGGACGCGGCGGACGACGACGCGGCCGCGCTGCTGGAGTCGGAGCTGGGCTGGGCCAGGCGGTTAGGGCGTGAGGCGCGGAAGCATGCCTGATCCCCCTGCCCCGCTCACCTGGCTGATCGCGCGGCTCTCGAAGCTGATCGCCACCGCGACCGACAGTCTGGAGGCGCAGTACCCGGATGGCGTGGACGCCTGGCGGCAGGAGCTCAGTCGCCAGCTCGCGCGCTACCACGGGGCCGCGATGCTGGCCGGCGCGGATGCGGCCAGTCTCACGCCGGCGATGGAGACGGCGGTCACGACCGACCTGGCCACGCAGCTGCGCTTCCTGGATAAATTCGCGATCGAGGTACAGGACGGTAAGCAGTGGCAGGATGGATGGAATAGTCGCGCGAATATGTACGCCGGGTCAATCAAAACGCCCTACTGGCGCGGCGCGGTCGATATGCTGCCGCTGCCGGCCATGCCTGCAGATGGGTCGAGCCGGTGCCTGACCAACTGTACGTGCATGTGGGATGTAACCAAGCTCGCGGGAGACGGCAACTACGATTGTACCTGGACGCTGGGCGCGACCGACCACTGCCAGATATGCAAACAGCGCGCGAATGACTGGGCGCCGCTCCGGGTCAGGGATGGGGTGGTACAAATCTGATGGGAAAAAGCAAGGTCATTGTACCGCGCAAGCTCGCCGTGAATCCGCCGGCGATGGCCCGCGCGATTACGAACACGATGAACGCGACCGCGCTGGCGATCCAGACCGACTTTCGCACCACCGCCCAGACGTTCGACGATAAGCCGGCGTTCGCAATTGAGTCGCCCACGCCCTACACGCGCACGATCGGGACGGATAACGAGAACTACACGCGGCTCAACGCCGGCACATCGCCGCACACCATCGCGCCGCGACCAGGCGGCACACTGGCCTTTCGCACGCCGTTCCGATCGAAGACCGTGCCGCGCTCGATTGGCAGCGGGCCGGGGGCCAAGGGCGCAGGCGTGGTCTTCACGCGGAAACCGATCCATCATCCCGGCACGGAGGCGCGCGCGTTTGACAAGGTAATAGCTGATAAATGGGATCGGCAGTTCGCCGCCATCATGCAGCGCGCCATTGATAGTGAGGTCTGAATGCGCATCCTGATCGTCCTGATCGCCGTCCTGTTCCTGATGGCCATGCTGGCGTTCAGCCCGATGGCGATCACGCCGCCGACGCTGCCGCCGCGCGCGACGTTCACGCCCGCGCCGCCGACTGCAACACCCGAAATGGAGTCGACGCCGACGCCCCATAGCGCCTACCCGCCGCCCTACCCCGCGCCATCTCATCACACACACGAGACGTTGACGGATGCGCTGGCGCGACTATGGGAGGACGTGCTTGGATCTCGTTGAGCTCTTCAGCAAGCCGCCGGCGTCGTTCGTGTGGTCGTCGTCGGAGGACGGAAGCCGCACGATCGGCACATCGGAGGGCTTCATTCTCGATATTCTCTCCGATCGCGTGGAGGCCGCCGCGCTGTTCCCGCCCGATCGGCCCGACCTGGTCGAGCGGAACGCGACCTTGTTGGAGTTGCTGCTGATGGCCATGCGCCCCAACTGGAACAGCGCGGCGTCCTGGCTGGCGCAGGCGATGCGCCAGGCGGCGCGCGGCCATCACGAGCAGATCAACGTGAGTCGGCGCGTGCGCTTTGTGGACGACCCGGCGCACAGCCGCACGACATTGAGGATCGCGAAATGAGAATCTCCCTTTCAACGCTGCTCCTGTTTCGCGGAACCATGATCGCGCTCCTTAAAGCGCTCGATCTGGCGCTGCTCGAAGGCTACGGCTGGACGCCCCGCTGTCGTACAGCGGCGCTTGACGAAATGATATATACTGAGCAGTAGAAAGTTTCCATATCGTCACGACGTGACTTGTCGGGGCGCTGTCTCTCTGCACAGAGGGATAGCGTCCTTTTTTGATCTGCTATGTCCGATTCACCCGCACAAGCAGGAACACCCCTCCACGGCCCGGGCGGCCTGCTCGGCACGCCGGGGCTGGGCGGCGTGCGGCGCACGCGCACCGGCCGCAAGTGGGGCATGCGGCTCAAAGCCAAGCAGATCAAGGGCAATCTGTACCGGGGCGACACCGGCCAGTTTCAGGCCGGGAGCGGCGGGACGCCTGCGGGCGCGACGCCCAAGCGCGGGTTTGTGCTGAGCAAGCAGCCCAAGCCCGCCGCGCGCCCATCCATCAGCACACTAAAACCAAAGAAGGGCGGCGGTGGTAAGGGCCACGCTGCCGCCAAACCCAAGAAGCCGACGCAGACGCCGGAGCAGAAGCGATTAGCGCACATCACCGAGCAGGCCCAGAACCGCCAGAAGGTGCTGTCAGGCATGAATATCGCGCCCGATGGCCAGTCGGCATTAGGTGATCTGGCCGACGGCGAGCAGCCGCGTGACCCGTCGGCGATCGCACGCGGCGGCCTGGTCGAGGCGGGGCTGGTCGAGCAGGCCAGAGACGGCAGCTATCGGCTGAGCGCCAGCGGGCGTGCGGCATTAGCGGCGGCGGCATCCGGCGACGCTGGCCGGGCCGGCGCGATCATCAGCAGCGCCCGCGACCGCCGGGCGGCGCGTGGTGAACGCGTTTCCGCGGCGGCGGATCGCAAAAAGAAGGCGGACGCCAAACGCGCAGCAGCAGCAGCCGCCGCAGCGGCGAAAAAGCCCAAAGCCTCTAGCGGGGGCGGCGGCGGCAAGAAGCCCGCAGCGACCACGAGTGCAGCGCCAACGCCGCGCCAGCAGGCTGCCGATGCACGGCGCGCCGCAGCCGATCTGCGCAGGGGGCAGGCCGACGCGCGGAGACAGCAGGCGATCATCGATCGGCAGGCCAAGCAGCAGCGCGTGCTCGATCGCCTGAAGCGCCAGGCGCAGGCGGGCGTCAAGCTGACCCAGGTTCAGCGCAATCAGCTGACCGACGCGGGGATGGCCGATGAATCGAGCGGCATGTGGCGGGTCAAGGCCGGCGACCCTGGCGATTATCTGGTGGTCGAAGATAGAGCGAAGCCCTCGACCTGGCATCTCCAGGTCAAGCGGAATGGCAGGCCCGATCATGGCCTGATGGGCAGCGCGTGGGCCGCCCTGCATGGCGGCTTTCGCGGGAACACGTATGCGGGGCCGAACAAAACCGACGCGCTCGCCAAGCTGAAGCGCCTGTATGCGGCCGAGAAGATGGAGCTGCCCGCCGAAAAGAGCTTTGTCGTCTTCAAAGACCACGCTGGCCAGCCGCGCTGGATTGCGCGCACGACCACCGCCTACCGCGACCGCGACGGCGAGATCATCAGCGAGGCGGCGCTGGATGCCGACAGCCAGCGCATGATGGCGACCAAGCAATTCGGCCCGCTGCGCTACTGGCATATTGGCCAGCCTGATCCGGCCAGCCTGGATGCGCCGTGGGGGCCAGGGCTGGACATCGGCGACTGCGACTACAGCGTGGTGATCGGGCGCACGCGGATCGAGAGCGGCACGTTTCGCAGCGCGCACATCGCCGAGAAGATGGCCCGCGCGGCCGATCGGCACGAGATGTCGCCGGGCTTTCTCTACACGCCGGAGCAGCCCGATCAGGACGGGGTGTTTTCCGCTATCCGCACATTCGAGCGCAGTCCGGTGCCGCGCCGCTACGCGCGCGCCTCAAACCTCTTTACTGGCTTTGCGGTCAAGGAGCACACGATGGAACTAGCCGAAATGGAGCGCCGCTTTAAGGCGATGTATCAGGAGCTGGGGCTGACCCCCGAGCAGGGGATGGAGCTGGGGCAGCAGCTGATCGCGACCGAAAAGGACGCCAGCGCGCAGCAGATCGCGTTCAAGGAGGCTGCCGCGCCGCCCGAGGAGATCACGATCGGCGGGGTGGTCTACACCGTCAAGGCCGCCGGTGCGGCGATGGTCGAAGGCTCGCCGGAAGAGGAGGCCGCCGAGTCGCCGGAGGATGAGGCCGCCGAAATGGCCGCCGGCGAGGGCGACAGCGGCGACATGCAGGGCGACTATCTGGGCGATATGTCCTGGGACGAGTTCGCCGCCAAACTCGGCGCGCTGCTCGCGCCGGTGCTCAAGATGCAGGATATGGTCAAGTCGATCGGCGACGCGCACCAGGAGCTCAAGGGCATGTACGGCGGGGTGGCCCAGAAGGACGACGCGCGCACACAGGAGGTCGTCGCCATCAAGTCGCAGATCGCGGTGCTGGCAGAGAAGCTGGCCCAGATCGAGGGCGATCAGCCCGCCACTATCCTGCCTGACGACGTGGCCGCCGCGCTCAAGAGCAGCGGGCCGCAGACGCCGCCCGATCCGAACGCGGTCGAGGTTGTGAACGATCCCAATCGCCCGTTCGCGGGGATCGCCGCGCGTACCATGCCCGCGCTGTACAAAAACACGCCCGATGGCGGCTTTGCCGGATGGACGCCGCCGCCGAACGCCTAACCGATCGCCTAACCGATCGCACACAAAGGAGCACACGCTATGCCTGGACTCGCGCCAGCCCTGTCACCCGACGCCATGCAGCTGTTGAACTGGCTGGCGTCGGCATCGCCCGCGCTCAAAGACGCCGGCACGGCGGCCGGCGTGCCGCTGCACGGCCCTGGCGGCCTGCTCGGCTACCCCGGTCTGAACAAGCAGATCGTCAACGCGATGATCATGCCGAAGGGCATCGCCGGGCGCATCCCGGTGCAGAAGTCGGTCAACACCAACGAGCTGTACCCGATCCTCACCGGGCAACTCGCATCCACCGGCAACGAGCCGACCGCCGCGTGCTCCGACTGGCCGACCGTGGGCAGCTTCAAAACCTGCACCCAGACCTTCCCGTTCGGCCAGCAGGGGCGGATGAGCCAGGTCTTGAACATCAAGTACGCCGGGCAGACGATCAATCGCGGCGAGTTCCGCGATAACGTGCTGCTGGGCCAGCCGGGCGGCGATGTGCCGACGCCCGGGCCGATCAATTGGCAGAAGGTCTTCCAGACCGAGTACGAGTACAAGATCGGCGAGCTGTTCAACGGCTATGCGCGCGACTACGCGCGAAACGTCTACACCGGCAACGCGATCACCACCGCCGGCTCACTTGGCTATCAGCAGTTCAATGGCCTCGATCGGCAGATCGCGACCAGCAAGCGCGACGCGCGCACTGGGCAGCTCTGCGCAGCGGTCGATAGCTTAGTCGTCGACTTCAACGGCGCGTCGCTCAACACCGCCGGCGGCACGATCTACGCGCTGCTCGCGAACGCAATCAACAACATGGAGCGCCTGAGTGAGCAGCTGGGCCTGGAGGTTAAGTGGGTGTTTACGATGCGTTACGGCGCGTGGCTGACCCTCACCCAGATCTGGCCGTGCATCTATGCGACCACCGGCTGCCCGACCAGCTACGGCATCGTGCGCACATCCAGTCTCGAAGAGCAGACCAACATGCGCGACCGGCTGCGCACCAATCGCATGCTGCCGATCGAGGGCAAGGAGTACGAGGTGGTCATCGACGACACGATCACCGAGACCGTCGCGGCCGGCGGCGTGGTGGGCACGTACCAGAGCGATATCTACATGCTGCCGCTCACCGTCAACGGCCAGCCGTCCCTGTTCTGGGAGTACTTCGATATGAACGCCGAGGCGGTGGCGGCCGCCAGCCGGATGGCGCCGGGCGGGTACTTCGAGGTCTTGGACAACGGCCGCTTCCTGTTTAGCCGATTATCACCGACGCACACCTGCGTCCAGGTCGAGGTCGTCGAGCGGCCGCGGCTGATTCTGCTGACGCCGTTCCTGGCGGCCAGGTTCCAGAATCTCAGGTATACCTACAGCATTCACGAGCGCGAGTGGGATCCGGCGTCGGGCTACTACGTCAATGGCGGGTTGCCAGCGTCGCCAGTGCCGTACTTCTACCCCAACGGCTAGGACGGAACTGCGCGCGGCTAGGGCGACGGCCCGAACAGGTAGAGACTCCGCTACCCGTCGCGCGCAATGCTTCGGAGGTTCGAAAGGAGATCGAACATGCTGTGTACCTTCACAACCGAGACCGGGGATGGACTCATCGTTCGCTCCGATGATATTCGCGCGCTTGAAGATGGGCGAACGGATTGCGCCGAGTTGACCTGGCTGATCGGCGACACGATCGTCATACGGACAGTCAAGGGCACCGCCAAAGAAAACCACAGCCGCATCCTCCAGGAAGAGCTAGATCAGATCGGCACAGTCGAGCTGCATCGCTATCGCACCCAGCAGCTCCTAGCCGCGCAGCCGACGCCGCGCGGAAGGCAGGCGACGACGTGACCCCACTCGTCAGCATCATCACACCCGTCGGGCCGCGCCACGCGGAGCACGTCCGCACGGCGGCCGCCAGCGTGGCCTGGCAGAGCCTCGCCGATCGCTGCGAAATGATCATCGCGTGCGACGGCGGGGCGGATGTCGCGCCGATGGGAAATGTGACCATCCTGCCCTCGGACGGCATCCGGCGCGGGCCGGCGCATACCCGCAACCGGGCGCTCGCGGCCGCGCGCGGGGCGTTCATCCTGCCCCTGGACGCGGATGACTATCTGCTGCCGCACGCGGTCGAAAACCTGCTGCGCGAGTACGGGCGCGGCACGCACGGGTACATTTATGCGGATGCGTACACCCTGGAAAGGGACGGGCGCCTGATGCTCCGCGCGGCGCCGGAGTACGTCCAGAATCACATGCGCCACCACAACATCCATGTGGTGACCGCGCTCACCCCAACTCGGCACTGGCGGCGGGTCGGCGGGTGGGATGAGGGCGTCGATGCATGGGAAGATTGGTCGGGGCATCTCCGCCTGGCCATCGCGGGCATCTGCGGCTACCGGCTGCCGCAGCCAATCTTTACCTACCGGGTGCACGAGGGCGATCGGATGACCCGCTTCTACGGCGGCGATCCGGCCTTGATGGAAGCGGTGTTAGTGCGCTATCGCGATAGCAAGGGAGAAATTCCAATGAGCAGCTGCTGTGGCGGCGACGCCGACCTGGCGGGTATCGCGCGCGACGCGGCGATGGGCGCGCCGTTCCCCGAGGCCGCCCAGATGGAGGGCGGCAAGGTGCGGGTGGAATATCTGGGCGATGAGAAGGGTTCTCAGACCTTCGACTATCCCGATCGAACAAATGCGATCCGGCTGGGGAATAATGCGATCGACCGCTACAAGGATGTCACGCGCGACCAGGCCGACTGGTTGATCGAGCACGGCATCCCCGTCCGCGTCATCCCGGTGTTCGATGGGCCTGAGCCGCCCAGTCCGCTGCCGATCCTGCGACCAACCGACGTGCTGACGCCGGACGCCGCAGCGACGAAGGTATTGAGGCCGAAGCGATGATTGCCGCGATTATGCCATGCCGAGGGCGCGCGGAGCAGACCGTGCGCAACGTCAAGCGGCTGCTTGCGACGGCGGGGATGGAGCAAGGGCCGGAGACCTGGCAGCTGATCTGCATGGTCGATCGTGACCCGGCGGTGATGGGCGCGCTGGCGCAGTCCGATCTGCCGATCTGGTGGATGGAGACCACGCGACCCGGCTACTGGAACGCGCTGGCGCAAGCAACCGACTACTGGCGCGAGTTCGATCTGATCGTCAATCTCGCGAACGACCTCCTACCCGGCCAGCACTGGCTGGCGCGCGCCTACGCAGCGTATCAGGAGACGTTCGACCAGTATGGCCTGCTGGGCTTCAACGATGGTCATCACGAGACCGATCATAGCTGTCACTTTCTGATTGACCGCGATCTGCTGACCTATCTCGGCGGCTGGCCGGTCTGGTATCAGCACAACTTTGGCGACACCGAGCTGTGTCAGCGCACGATCGCGCTGGGCCTGTACGCCAAAGCGCCCTGGGCCACGCTCTATCACGATCATGTGTATTTCGGGGGGGCTGACGATGCGGTGTACCAGGAGGGCCGGGCCCAGGCCGAGCGCGATCAGCGGCTTTTTAACGAACGAAAGGCACGCGGATGGCCGACGATCAGCCCTTAACCGACCTGGAGCGCACCTTGCCGCCGCACCTGGGCGGGCATTTCGGCAATTCGAACACCGACCGCCCGACCTTGCTGTACCTGATCGCGCGCTACGGCATACAGACGATGCTCGATGTCGGCTGCGGGCCGGGCGGGATGCTCGATGTCGCGGCAGGCCTGGGACTCACGGCAGGCGGCGTGGACGGCGATCCGCATATGGAGCGCTCGAACGTCCAGATTCACGACTACACCGAAGGGCCGCTTCCGTCTGATGGATGGGATCTGGTCTGGTGTATGGAGTTCGTCGAGCACGTCGAGGCGCGGTATCAGGACAATTATCTGGCGACGTTCGATGGCGGCAAGGTGCTGTTTCTCACCGCCGCGCCGCCGGGCTTTCCCGGCTGGCATCACGTCAACTGCCAGCCGCAGGGGTATTGGATTAGCCTCTTGGAGCAGCGCGGATGGAAGCTCGACGTAGAAACGACACAGTGGGTACGACAAAACGGCGGGCACCCGTTCTCGACACGCCAGGGCCTGGTGTTCGTGAGGTCGTGATCACGACGATCGCGACGTACGGCTACCTCGCACGGCTCGAAGAGATCGGGACACTGGAGCTGCTGGCGAAACACGCTGCGCCGGCCGGCGTGGCGCTTGGCCTGGCGGGGTGCGACGCGCCGGCTGCGTGCCCCGAGGGCGTCAGCTGCTACGCGATCCCCAAGGGGATGCTCGATCGGTCACTCGGCAATCCCGGCAACGGCTGCATCCAGCACGGCAACTGGCTGCCCTATCTGGAGACCAGTGACGACGCAGTGATCATCTGCATCGACGGCGACGTGAAGATGCAGCGGCGGTTCTCGGATGACGAGTGGGCCTGGCTGCAAGGCTGGCAGGATGGCCAGATCGGCATCGGGCCAAATGAGCCAAAGGTGGGCGGCGACAACATGATCAATGAGCTGTGTCGCATTCAGCCGCTATTAAGTGACGAGGAGATCGGCCAAAAGTTTCACACCAGCGCGGCCGACCCGATCGGCAACGCCGGCTGCGTGGTGGCCACCAGGTCGACCTGGCTCAGGCTCTGGCAGGCGTATCTGCGCCGCTGGATGGACACCGCGCCCTCCTTCGCGCATATCGCGGTGCAGCAGTGGACACTCAATCTGTGCATCAACGAGGGGTTCGAGCGCATCGTGCTGCCGCAATCGTTTTCGACGCACGGCCACTGGGGCGAGCTCGGGCCGCCCTACGGCGGCTGGGGCGTAAAGGAGACGGCGACGCTCGATGGACAGCCGATCCTCTTCGCACACAAGACATGGTAAGACGATGATTCTGACCAAAACCCCACTCCGAATCAGCTTCGTCGGCGGCGGCAGCGACCGGCCCAGCTTCTACCAGGAAGAGCCGGGCGCGTGCGTGGCGGCTGCGATCGACAAGTATGTCTATGTGGCGGTCAATCCAAAATACGACGGCAGCATTCGGGCGGCGTACAGTGTGACAGAAAATGTCGCCACCGTGCGTGAGCTCCAGCACGAGCTGATCAGGGAGGCGCTGCGCCACCAGCAGCGCCTCGGCGGGATCGAAGTGCATAGCATCGCCGACATCCCTGGTGGGAGCGGACTCGGCAGTAGCAGCAGCTTTACGGTCGGGCTGCTTGCTGCGCTGGATCCGTATGGCGATCAGCACTGGACGGCGAACATCGCCGGTCAGATCGAGATCGACCGCTGCGACAAGCCGATCGGCAAGCAAGACCAGTACACGGCGGCCTATGGCGGGCTGAACTTCCTGGGCTTTACGTCCAATGGCGTGACGGTCAAGCCAATCGCTTGTGACCTTGAGCAGTTGAGCGCGCAGTGCCTGCTGCTCGACACGGGCATGGCGCGAGTGGGCGATGCGGGCGCAGTGCTGGAAGGGCAGCGCCAAGATCGTGATGATGTGCGCACACTGGCGAGATTCGCACACGAGTTTGCAGCACTCTTAGCCAGGGGCGAACTGGACGAGTGTGGCAGCGTGATGAATAGCGCATGGATGATCAAGCGCAAGTATGTAGGCACGCCACAGATTGAGGGATGGTACAACGCCGCCATTCAGGCCGGCGCGTGGGGCGGCAAGCTCTGCGGCGCGGGCGGCGGCGGCTTCTTATTGTTTTTAGCTCCTGCAGAACGGCACGCGGCGATTGTACAGGCGCTGGGCCTGCGCCATGTGCCGATCAGAGTCGGCGTGGAGGGCTGCCGTGTTGTCTACGCTTCCTGAGTATGCGGTGGGCGTCAAGAGCTACGGTCGCCACATAGCGCAGGATGCCTTTGGGCAGCCGCGCTGCCTAAAAGACGCCATCCACGGCGCGAAAGTCGGCGCGTGGGAGTATCGCGACGGGCGGAAGATCATCCATTGGGAGCGCATCACACCGTGAACTACCGCGACGAGCTCACACGAACAATACAGCAGCTCGACATCGCGCCGCTGCTTGCCTTCGTCCAGGCCTGCCAGGGCACGCTGTGGCTTGCTGGGAACGGCGGCAGCGCGTCAACCGCGCAGCACTGGGCCTGCGACCTGTCGAAAGCGGCAGGCCGACGCGTGCAGGCGCTGGGGTGTAATCCGGCGGTGCTGACGGCGTGGGCGAATGACGAGGACTACGGCGCGGCGCTGTCTCGCGAGCTCGAGTCGGTTGCACGCACGGACGATCGGCTGATCTGCCTGAGTTGTAGCGGTACGTCCAAGAACATTATCACCCTGCTGCGGTCAGCCTGGCTGCTGCACATCCCGCGCGCGATCGTGACCGGGCGCGCGAACGTCTATCCGACGCCGGTTGACCTGGTGGTGAACGTGCCGCATACCCACGCCGGCGTGATCGAGGATTGCTTCGGCGCGATCGGGCACTGGCTCACGGAATCGCTATGCAGCCGCTGACGTTTGTGCTGGCCAGCCTGGCGGTCTATCGCCTGAGCCGCATGATCGCCGACGAAGAAGGGCCGTTTGAGGTGTTTACCTGGCTGCGCAATCTCGCGCCGGCAACCAATTGGATCGGGCGCGGGCTGGCCTGCATCCTGTGCCTGTCGGTCTGGATCGCACTTCCGGTCGCGCTCTGGATCGACTATCAGGGCGACTGGGCGTTGACCTGGCTGGCGCTGTCGGGGGTGACCGTGATTATACGGAAGTGGGAGAACAAGCGTTGACGCAAGCAGGGCCTGCCATTCCGGTCGTGGTCTCCAGTCAGCCGCCCGACGGCTCTCCGGCGCTGCGCGTGGCGGTCGTGAGCGACGGTCGCAACGTCGAGGCCGGCCCGATGCGCCCGATGGTCGAGGTGTTCGACAACCGCCCGACGCAAGCCAATGAGCCGCTGCCGATCGTGGTCGCGCGCGGGAATGGCTTCACGCTTGCCGGCCCGCCGCAGCCGGTGCGGGTGGTCAGCGGCTATCTCGGATCGGCGTATGGCGCGAAGATCGCGGCGCTCGGCCCGATCGCCTTCTGGCCGATGGATGAGCCATCGGGCAGTGTGGCGTTCGACCGCTCAGGCAACGGGCGCAACGGCGCGTACACAGGCGTGGCGCTTGGGCAGCCGGGGGTCGACGGGCGCACAAGCGCCGGTTTCGACGGCGCCACCAGCTACAACAACGTGCTTGGCGCAAGCCTTGCGGCGGCGTTTAATGGGTCGGAAGGGTCGATCGCGCTGTGGGCGAAAGTGAGCGGATCAGGCGTGTGGAGTGACGGCGTGCTACGCCGCTTATTCCACCTGACCGTCGACGCGAGCAATCAGCTCAGCATCTTTAAAAGCACCGCGAATAACCGTGTTGATATGGTGTATCTCGCCGGCGGCGTGACGAAGACCGTGATCACCACCGGACTGACCTCGCTCGGCTTTATTCATTTCGGCCTGACATGGGGTAAGAGCGCCGATGCAGTCAAAGCGTATGTGGGCGGCGCGCAGTCGGGCGCAACGCAAACCGGGCTTGGCGTGTGGGCCGGCGTGCCAACGCTCATGATCGTGGGCGCCGGGTCGCTCATACCGGCCAACGTCATGAGCGGCGCGGAGGCGTATGGAGCGGTGTTCGCCCGCGCGCTGTCAAGCGCTGAGATGCTTTCGGCGGCGACGCCATGAGGTCGCGCATACCGCTGCTGTTGACGGTGATCTGCTGGTGTCTGGCCGCTACCTTGTTGGCCGCGCTACTCTGGGGGGTCTGGCCATGATCTCGACCTATCTGGGCGCGGAAAATATCAGCTTGACCCAGCTGCAGAAGGACTCATTCCGGGTGACGCTGGCGGCGATCGGGCCGGCGTCCAACCCGCAGACCGCCGAGATGATGCATTGGAGGACAAGGCTCGACGGCGACGCGGTGCTGATGCGTGCGCTATTCAATGATAGTGACCTGACCACCGCTGGCCTGAAGCAACTGCTGGCCACCGCACTGGGCGTGAATGTTGCGACCATCACCGCGACAACGTCACGGCAGACCTTTGGGACACTCCCGAGCCAGATCGTGCTGATGAGTATATCCGGCGTGAATCAGATGCGATTCATCCTGTTCGCCTCGCCGGGCGGGACGATCCAGCAGAGCAACGCCGAAGTGCTGGCCTATCTGAAGCTCAACGCGGGCGCCTGGGGGGATGCATGAATCTCCTGCCACTCGACATCTGGAGAGCGGAAATAGGTCTTAATCCGTGGCTCTACTGGGGCCTGGCCGATAACCGCGTGATTATCGACCAGTCTAAGTGCTCGGGGCTGCTGCGCGAATATTCCTGGCAGGGCTCGGACACCGCCGGGCGCGACGATCTGCGCAGGGCAATCGAGCGGGCCGAACAGATGCTGTTTGACTATTTGAACTACCGCGTTGCGCCGCAGTATGTCGAGACCGAGCCACTCGCATGGCCACGGTTCAATGACGCGAGCCAGGTGCGCTACCGCACTGTCGACGCGACCGGCAGGCGCGTGGCGCTCTTAGCGCCCGAGTTTCATATTCAGGCCATGGGCGTCGAGCAATTAACGCTGATCGGCACGGCCAGCGTGGGCGGCGGGACGCTGGTCTATAGCGATGTGTTTTCGACCGGCTTTGACGATACCTTTACCATCACGCTGCCGACGAGTGTGACCGACATCAGCGAGATCGCGGTCTACTTCAGCGCGGCGGATCGCTTCGACGACACGCGCACCTTCGACCGCTGGCGGATCGAGCCGATCCAGGTCTCCATCAGCGGCGGCGCCGTCACGATCGTGGGGAGGAGGTGGCTGGTGGTACGGCCCATCCTGTACGAAGCGCCGACCTTGAACGCGCTCAACCCGACCGTGGCGGGCAACTTCGTGAGTGGCCTGGATGTCTGCCAAAGGACGACCAACGGCGGCGGCGTGACCGTGGACGACTGCCAGGCGCTGCTGGAGTACGAGACCGCCGACTGCGGCGGCTGGGGCGCGGGCTTCTGCTGCGATCCGATCAACGGGTCGACCGACCCCGGCACGGTCGGGCGGGTGATCGCCAGGTCAGGCATCCGCGACCGCACGCTGGGCTTACTCACCCCGGCGCAGGCGGCCTACAACGCCAGCACGGGCGTGTGGTCGAGCGGTTGCTGCTACGCCGAGCCCGATCGGGTGATACTCAGGTATCTCGCCGGCTACCCCCTGGAGCGCGGGCAGATGGCAAAGAAGTGGCAGCAGGTGGTCACGATGCTGGCGGCGGCCGAGGTCAAGCGGCGGATCGTCGCCTGTCGCGAGACGAATGAGCGCCTGCACGATTTGCAGCTGGATATGGCGCTGCAGGCCACCGAGACCGAGCGCTACCAGCGCAGCCAGAAGGATCTTGATAATCCCTTCGGCACACGCCTAGGGCATATTCAGGCCTGGAAGATGTCGAGCGATAACATTTTACGCCGGGGCTTCATCGCCTAAAGGAGAAACGCTATGCCGGTCACGCAAACGAATGAGAATCTTACCCAGAACTTTATCAGGGCGTTCACCCAGCGCGGCGGCCCAGCGCCCAACAACCCCTACCGCTTCGCCGGGATGGATGAGCAGTATCTGATGGTCGGCGATATCAGTCGGCCCGATCGCGGCGGCATCAACGCGATCAACGTGAACGATCCGCAGGTGCGCGGACTGTTCAAGATGACTGGCATCACGATCGACGCGCCGGATATCCCCTCGGCCGAGGTGACCTTCAAGCAGAAGTACGGCGGCATCCCCTGGTACAAGTTCCGGCTCAACTGCCCGGTCAATATCTACGAGTCGGAGGGGCTGTGCAACGACCCGGCCGACCCGCTCAACGGCTGGCTGACGATGAATATATTGAGCCGCGGCCTGTCGAGCGACAAGACCTACGCCGGCCGCACGCCGTTTGACGGCTCGGACGAGTCGACCGCTGCCGTGCAGTTCTCCTGGCTGGGCGATGTGTACTCGGTCGGCGGCATCGCGATCGGCGAGGTGGCCAGCGTGGAGGTGACCACCGAGGTGGTCGACGGCGTCTACGGCGGCTTCGCGCAGTGCAGCGACTGCGGCCCCGGCAACGACGGCACGCTCTGGAATTACCAGCTGCAGCAGACGGCGGGCGGCTCGTCAGCCGTGAACGGCGTGGTCGAGTACACGACCAATGGCGGCCGCACCTGGGCGTCGAGCGCGATCACCGGGCTGGCGGTCGGCAGCCTGGTCACGGCGATCGACATCGTGGGCCAGTATCTGGTGGTGGTCAGTAAAACCGAGAACGCCTACTACGTGTCACAGATCAATCAGCTCACCGGCGTGCCAGGGACGTGGACGAAGGTGAGTACCGGCTTCGTGGCCGCGAAAACCCCCAACGACATGTTTGTCGAGAGCCCCACGCGGGTGTACTTCGTGGCCGATGGCGGCTACATCTATCTGTCGACCGATATCCTGTCCGGCGTAAGCGTGCTGAGCGCGGGCGGCACGACCACCAATAACCTCAATCGCATCCACGGCGGCGCGGGCGTGCTGCTGGCGGTCGGCGCGTCGAACACCGTGATCAAGTCGGTCAATCGCGGCGCGACCTGGGCCGCGACATCCGCCGGCGTCACGGGCGCGCACTCGGCGGTGGCGGTCAAGACCGTGCTGGAGTACTGGGTTGGCACCTTAGACACCAGCGGCAAGGTCTGGTACACGCTCGACGGCGGCGCGTCGTGGACGCAGCAGCAGCTGCCGGGCGCGGCCGTGGCCGCGATCCAGGATATCGTCTGGGGTACGGCCGAGGCCGGCTACATCGCGGCCACCCGCACCGGGCCGACCGCCGCGATCTTTGCGACGATCATGGGCGGCGCGCTGTGGGGCGAGAGCAACACCAGCCGGCTGCCCGGCAATCTGCCGACCTTTGGGCGCGCGAACCGCCTGGCCCTGCCGCGCGTGCCGGATGTGCAAGTCGCTAGTAACACGATCGCGATCTCCGGTCTGGGCGGCGGCCTGGTCGATGGCATTATTCTGATCGGGCAAGCGCCGATCCTATAAGGGGCACGCATGGCGCAAAAGAACGGGAGAATGCCGCCGCCGGAAACGCTCTACGACCACACCTTTCAGGACACCGGGCGCAGCGTTCAGATCCGCAAGGTCTCAAGCCTGCTGCGCGCCGAGACGCGCCGCCAGGTCACGCAGGCGGCGGGGTTTGAGGAGCCGCGGCCGCCGCAGTCCACGGTCGACTACGGCGACGGCAATGTGACCATCCCCAACCCGCAGCACCCGGTCTATCAGGAGCTGAAACGGGCCTGGAACGAGAAGGTCAACGAGGAGACCGGCGCGCGGCTGAAGCGGCTGGCCATCCGGCGCGGCGTGGTGTGCGACGTGGACGAGATAGCGGTGGCGTCGGTGAAAGCGGATATGCTGGCCGAAGGGGTCGATCTCGCCGGCTTTGACGACCACTACGTCTACGTCGCGTTCGTGTGCGTCGGGAGCGACGATGACTGGACGGATCTGCTGAAAGCGATCTTCGAACGCTCGGCGCCGCAGGAGGCGGCGATAGCGGCGCATATCGCCGCCTTTCCAGCCGACCTACCAGCAGCGGGATCTGTTTAGTCCCAGCCTGGATCCGCCATCCGGCGCGCTGGGATTTGCGGCCGAGTACGAGCTGCTGCGCGCTGCGCGCTGGCGCGGCTACCGATGGGAGCAGTTCGACGCACTCGACAGCGACAGCCAGGCGCGCGTCGTCGCGGAGTACCGGATCGAGATGCGGTTTCAGGCGGTCGATAGCTACGCGCAGAGTCTAAAGGCCCATCATGGCCCTCGAACCAGTCGGCGTTAGTCTCGTCGCCGAGGGCGGCGATAAATATCTCCAAACGCTCAATGCGGCGGCGGCGGCTGAGACCAAGCTGGCCAGCGC